CCAGTACCTGCAAGAGCAACATTGAGAGTCTTGTTAGGAAGACCACCTTTTGTAATCTTGTTAAAGAATTCCAAATCAAATGGAATTTTGTCTTCTTTCCTGTGGTAGAAAGCGAATCTATCGTCTGCTTGATCAAAGTAATCGTGACCTACTGAATTATCGAAACTAACACCTAACGCATTACTTAAAATAGATGGGATTGCATCACGACTTTTCTTCTCGTCGTTTCCATCAGCGATCTGAATAGATTCTAGTAGAGCAATATAGATAGCACGATCACGACACCACTTCTCTGTAGTGTCAACTAACCACTCTGATTCGTGTGGTTCTTCATTCATATTATTCAGAAGAACCTGTACATCTTTAAAGTTACTTTCCGTCAGATCTTTACGATTCTCCACCTCAATACTTAATGCTTCCTTAGTGGGGAGATTATCGTAAGCAACAAAGTATTTAGATACTTCTTCAAATATAATCTTATTGTTCTGATCTTCAAAGTACTCAGACTTTAGATGTGGTAGAACCTTTCTTGTAAAATCTTGACTATAGACGAGGGTATTAACTACGAGATGTTCTATTGACTCAGACATAGTGACAGTAAGTTCCTACGAGATATTTGTCATCAGAAATGGTTGGTTCACCTGAGTGAGGGAAGCACCATAACGGAGGGAATATAAGAAGTCTACCTTGCTTTGGTTCTATTGTCAATTCATCGAACTTAGTTTCTCCACCTTCCTCTACATCATTTAGATACCAAAATAGACTCAAGAAACGTTTGGCAGATAGGTGATCACCTACATCTACGTGTCTCTCAAATCTATCATCTGTACCTTTACGATACTTCTTTAGTCTGAATTGTTCTAGGGAAGACTTAGGAGGAAAAAATTTCCTACAGTTACTCTTATCCATATACTCTTGAGCATATCTGTGAGCAGATTCTATCAGAGCATACTGAATGATATCCCAATCTTTTGATTCGGGATGCTTCTCCAAGTGTTCTGTGATATTAAATTGTGTAAACTGTGGACACCCACTCCTATCCCACTCTTCGTGTTGTTCTTCTTCAAAAAGTTTTATAGCGTGAGTACAAACTTCTTTTGGAATAGCATCGTCATAAACTTGTATGTAATCTTTAAGTTCCATATGCGAATTCTTTTTTAGCACACTCGTCTAATGCTTGCATTATTTCTTTGGTAAAGTACTTGTCAGGATCTTTGAGCATAGCAGAAGGGTATACGCTAGTATCGCCAACAACAATACGGTTCCCTTTACGTTCAAAAACTCCATACTTCTCACCCAACTCCAGTAATCCGTAATATGGATCCAATCCTCGTTCATCGAAGAATAACCTAGTAGCAATTTTTGCATTTTCTTTTGTAAATCTACTTTTCTTTGTTTCGCATTTTATAATATTACCAATCACATCCTTACCATCTTTCTCTTTAGACTTACTGAGGAAGATGATAGTAGATGCAGCGTACTTGAGTCCGCTACCTCCACCCATTTCTTTAGTAGGCATATAAGCACCAACTACATCATATGTATGGTTGGTCACGATTAGAGGGATGTTTGCCTTGCCAAGTTTAAGAGTAAGAACTCTGAAGATAGACTTAACTACCTGAGCACGAGTCATATCTCTAGTCTCTTTACCTGCTTCACTATCTTCAATCTCTTTTGTAGTAGAAAGCATACCAAGACTATCAAGAACAAACATTACAGGTCGTCTATCTTCCTCTTTCATCTTGAGGATATTGTCAGCAACAACTAATGCTTGTTGACGGAACTGTTGTACAGTAACAACAGGCATCATAACGACACGTTTGGTATCAACACCACGCTCCTCTAGCATATCCTTAGAGACAGCAGACTCAGATTCAAAAAAGAAAACACCTGCTTCTGGATGTGTGTTGAGGAAGTGCTTCATTACCGATATCGTAAAGAACGTCTTACCTGTCGAACTTTCTCCTGCAAGTGCTGTAATCTTGTTTGAAGGAAGACCGCCAAAGATACTACCAGACACAAGAGCATTAAAAATATAGCTACCAGTGTCAATAAAATTAGATATATCACCAGCAGCAATGCCGTCACTAGCGAGCGAAGCGTATTCATTATCAATAGAGGAAATAATATCGGTTAAGTATGAGGTTGTCATAAAAAGAAATCTTCTAATGTTGCAATTTTCTCTGCCTTCCAGTTGATCGTATCGAGGATGACCTGTAACGGATCAAGGAAACTCTTCTTAAATTGTAGATCAAGATCTACTGATTTGTCAAGTCCAAATTCTTTCGGCAGAGTCTGAAAGAATGAGACTACATTCTCACTTATTCGGTTCGGTGTCCTGAGATAAAGGAACTTAACCTTTTCGCCCTCCTGTATGAGGGGATATTTGTGTTGAAGCTTTTTCTGTTTAATGTGGAAATTATATAGTAAAGCTCCACGTACGTGAATCGGAGTACCCTTAACATAAACCGATGATGAACCACTAAACTTAGCGAGGTTATTACAACCTCTAGGGAAAGCAATGTCCTCAGCAGGCAACGCTTCAAATTTCTTTCTAAAGTTAGCAATATATTCTTGGACATCAGATTCATTACCATTCATAATCACTTTAAGTGCATCTTTAATCGCAGTACGACACGATGCAGGTGTGGATGATTTAACTGCTTCGATACCCATCATCTTTAGTTTAGGTTCAGCGTACTGAACACCTTCACTATCCCACACATTGAGGATGTATCTCTTCTTAGCAGTCCAAATGCCTTTGTTAGCGATGTTCTCTCGCTTCATAAACATTTTCTGCTCGTAAGCATTTACATAGGTTGCCAGTTCTTCATAAGAATTCGTAATATACTTTTCAAATTCCACGTCACACACCTTCGTAAGGAACCGCAGAACGTCCGAATCGCTCTTCTCTCTGTCCTTGAATATAGTTTCAACCAAAGGACCCAAATTAAGATAAATGGAATCGGTATCAGAAGCAATAACATAATCAATCTCTTCAGTTTTTAAAATTTTGTTTAAGTAGTTATTCATTTTGTTCTCAATCCAACGGATCGAGACCTGACCTGACAATGTAATTGCTTCAGCATTAGTTACATTATAGTATCTAAAATACTGATTGCCAATAGCACCATAGGCAGAGTTCAGTTGAATCTTACGTGCCATTTGAATGTTATTAAATGCTGATATATCATCTTGCAATTTAACATCACCAGTTTTTTCAAACTTTTTCTTGGCAGAAATCATCTTCTTCTTATAGATCACACGATCATCGTAGATCTTTTGCATCATCTCAGGAAGGAATCCGTGGATGTTTTTGCGATATCTCGCTCCGTTGGCACACACAGCACAGTCCCCTCCGATGGGTACAGTTTTGGAGAGCAATCCATCAACTGTGGCACTGGAGTGTCTTCTATCATCCAACGTCTCTGGCGATATGTTGTACTGCATAATGAGATGAGGATACAGACTGTTGAGATCAAAACTGACCACCCAATCATATAAGCCAGGAATCGGCTCCTTAACGTAGGCTCCTGCATACTTTTCATCCTTTTTACTTTCTTGTCTTGGGGGAACACAGATCTTACGCTCCTTCAGATAGTTGTAGATAAGTGTATCCCACATACGAACTTGTGAATACACATCTTGGAAGTTAACCTTAGCATCATATGCCATAACAACTGCTAGTTCAAGCAGTTTCATCTTCTTCTCTAGTCTATCAACCAGTTCAACGTCGTGGATGTTGTACTTAACAAACTTATCCCAATCATTAGTATAGAACGCTTTGAAGTTCTCATACTCAGAGTGATCTAGTTTTGCTTCACCTAATTCAACTGTAGCAATATGATCTAGTCGATATGATTCTTGATTTGTATAAGTAAACTTCCTATAGAGATCAAGATAGTCAAGGATAGATACACCCAAGATGTCATAGGATAGATTCCTACGTCCTTGGATATAAATTTCCTTCATATTCACACGGTTCCAAGGTGACAAACTCTTTTGGAATTTTTCACCAAGTTGTGATTCAATTCTCCTACAAATATAAGGTATATCATATAGGTTACAGTTCCATCCTGTCACAATGTCAGGAGTATGCTCTACCCACCACTTGTGAAATGCTCCGAGCATATCTTGCTCGTTATTAAAGAAACGATAGTCAGTACCATTACCATAATACTCACGAGTACCCCAAGTAATAAATTTACCTGTAGCAAAATCCTTGATAGTAATACAGAGCATTCTTTCTGCTGCTGCTTCTACATCAGGGAAACCATTCTCACACTCAACCTCAATATCAATAGTATAGATTCTCATCAGATCCATATTCGCACGCATTTCGTGAGGATACTTTTCTGATATCCACTGATATACGAACCTCTCGTATCCGTGAACTGCAAATCCTTCTACATCTTTATACTGTTGAATGAAATCTCTAGCACGTTTAGCACCATCCTGTTTGATAGGTGCCATCGGTTGACCATCAAGAGTCTTCCACTTACCTTTAGGTGAGGGAACGTATAGAGTTGGTTTGATTATATCTTTATATGCTACAGGTTCTCCATTCTCATATCCACGACAGAGAATAGAGTCACCCAACAGGGTCACATTTGTATAGATTGAACTCAAAGTGCCTTCTTGTAGTTAGTTGTTGTTTCTTTCGATGGATCTACTATAGTCAAAACTACGTCAGATGTCAAGAAGATATCTCTCTGGTCTGTGTATAGAGGATACTTACTGAACTGACCATCGTCAATCTTATAACAGTTAGTAATTAGGTAGTTGGGTTCTTCATCTAGTTCTGTGATCTCACCCATCAAGTGACTGTGATCCTTCAGAACTACTATTTTCAACGGACTCATCGTGATGTACCTTAGTTAAATGTTCCCACTTGCTCAATACTTCTGGATGTGGATTGTAGATTGTTGCTACAGTTCCAAGTGTAACCAGAGTTGAGTTGTTTATTGACAAAGGAATCCAAGGGAACAGTTCCAGATTCAAGTCATTAATTTTCTGAGGAGAGTCAGTAGTACCTTCTTCAAATAACATCTCAGCAGTAGCATTTAATGTTACTTGATATGGATTTGTTAGTACATAACCGATAGGTTGATAAGATTTCTCGTCAGGATAAGCTTCCTTTACGTCAGCTATCACGTCCTCTCCGTTGAGAAGTCTTACGATTTTTGCGGTCATAGTTTTTATCCATTAAGTGATAGTATACACCACGAACGATCTCTCCGAAAGATCTACGTGCAGTTATGTTCTTTTCATCAGCAAGTGTCCGTGCTAAGTAAAGAACTTCTTCAACATTTTCTTTTGGCACATCCAGAGTAATACTTTCAAACTCTTTGGTATGCCTAGGAACACAGTTAAAATAGTGGTTCATAATAATCCAAATAAAAAAGAGACCTGTCGGTCTCTTCTGTTGTACATTATATATGCTATTTGCCGATCCTGTCAACTGCATCTCGTGCTTTCTCCAGTATCTCACCTTTCAGAGGAACAAACCCTAACTTAGGTGCTTTGTCCTGATACTCATCACTTAGTAGTCTGCTCAATGAAGACTTGATTGCTTTAGTATTTCTACCATTGCCCTCTTCATATGCAAGTATCCAAGTCAAAGTCGCAATCGGATATGCTCCTTCTGCTGTTGGGTTAGGGTTCTTACCTGCTAGGTTTTCATCTAACTCAATACCATTAAG